CCTAAAGTCAGTAGGCAAAATAGCGCGCCGTATTCGGGAAGCCGAAGACGAAATCAAACGGGCAGAAGAATTTCTTAAAGAAAAAAAGAAAGACCTTTTGAAAATGACGGATGAAGACTTGCCGTCTGTCCTGCAAGAAATGGGCGTATCTTCGTTTACTTTAGACGATGGGTCCAAGGTAGAGATAAAGCCTTTATATGCAGGCCATATCTCTGCAAACAACAAAGAAGCGGCCTTTGAATGGCTGCGCAACAACGGCCATGACGACATAATTAAGAACGTCGTATCATGCCAATTTGGTCGGGGCGAAGACAATAAAGCGGAAGAATTTTACGCAATTGCATCGGCCAAAGGCTATGTAGCCCAACAAAAACAAGACGTTCACGCAAGCACGCTCAAGGCGTGGATACGTGAGCGGGTAGAAAACGGGGAAGAATTCCCCATGGAAGTCTTCGGCGCATATATTTCACAGCGCGCAACCATTAAAGGAGGAAAGTAAGATGGCCGGTAAAGCAGTAACAAAAGCAAAAAAGTCCGAGGTGCAAGAATTCGATCCCGGTATGTTTGAAGCCGACGCCGGTTCCGGCAACGAAAACATGACGCAAGACGATCTTGCGTTACCGTTTCTTAAAATCTTGTCCGGCCTTGATCCGCTTCTGGATGACGACAATTTCGATGGCCGCAAAGGCGATATCTACAACACCGTGACCGGAGACGTCTATAAAGGCAAAGACGGTATCCGTGTTCTGCCTTGCGCATACCAACGTCGCTTTATCGAATGGGCGCCAAGAGGCGTGGGCACCGGCGCACCCGTCAATATTTTCACACCAGAAGAAAAGCGCCCGCAAACGGAACGTAGCAAAGACGACAACCGTGAATACGTCGTTGGCGGTAGCGGAACGTATATCGAAGAAACTCACCAACACTTTGTTTTGGTACTCGACGAAGACGGCGGCGCGCAGCCCGCGCTTATCGCAATGAAATCCACGCAGCTTAAAAAGTCGCGCAAGTGGAATTCTATGATTCAAGGGCGCACCCTGATGGGCAAGAACGGCCCGTTCCAAGCGCCACGTTTTAGCCATGTGTACGTCCTGCGCTCAGTCAGCGAAGAAAACAGCAAAGGCAGCTGGCACGGCTGGGACATGGGGCTTGAAGGCGTCGTAGAAGACTATGCTCTTTACGGGCAGGGCAAAGCCTTTGCGGCAAGCATCGGCAGTGGCGATGTGCAAGTGAAGCATTCTCAAGATGGAGATGACCCTAAATCGGATGAAATTCCGTTTTAAGTCAATCAGGGCCGCGTATGGTGCGCGGCCCTTTTCTATCTAGGGGATGGGTATGTCAGATGCACAAAAGTTTGCGGATATCTTCGCCGGGCTAGAACAAGCCTACGGCACATATAAAATAGATAAAACACAGGCAAACGGTAAAAATACAGGGAAAGCAACAGTCGTCCGCGAACCACGGACCACGAAGCATTGGGAGGGGCACCTTTCAGGAAAAGGGGCCAGTATCGGAATTATTCCGATCAACGAAGACAACAAGGTTAAATGGGGCTGTATCGACGTAGATACCTACCCGCTCGACCACAAGCTTTTGATATCGCAAATCCGAAAGCTCAAGCTGCCCTTAATCGTGTGTCGATCAAAGTCTGGCGGCGCGCATATGTTCTTGTTTGTAGACGATTGGATCACGGCAAAAGAGATGCAGGAAGTCTTGGGGCACATTGCTTCGGTGCTTGGGCATGGCGGCTGCGAAATCTTTCCTAAACAGATAAAGCTGTTCTTGGACCGCGGCGACGTAGGCAACTTCTTAAACATGCCCTATTACAACGCAGAGGACGGCCTACGCTACGGGTTTCACGATGACGGGAGCGCAGCTACCCTAGAAGAGTTTTTCGCGCTGTACGCGCAGTATGTGCAAACCCCGGAGCAAGTGCAGGCACTAAAGATAGAAGATACCGGGGATGCGGTTATTCCCAACGGTCCGCCGTGCCTTCAGATCCTTGCCAAACAAAAAATAAGCGAAGGCGGCCGTAACAACGGCCTGTTTAATTTGGGCGTCTATTTGCGAAAAGCTTACCCCGATAGCTGGGAAGCCGAAATTCTGTCCTATAATGCGCAGTATTTAGATCCGCCGTTGCCCCTTAACGAAGTCAACATTGTGGCCAAGCAGCTACAGAAAAAAGAATACGCATATAAGTGCAAGGACGCGCCCATACAAAGCTACTGTAACTCGGAGCTATGCCGCACGCGTAAGTATGGCGTGGGAGCGGCTGTAACAGGGGCTACAGTGGCGAACTTGCGTAAGTATAACTCCTTGCCCCCGGTTTGGTTTATGGACGTCAACGGAGAGCCTTTGGAGCTAGACACCGAGGCGCTAATGAACCAGACGGCATTCCAACGCTCTTGTGTCGAGCAATTAAACCACCTTCCACGGACCGCGAAGAAAGAGCAGTGGGAGGCCCGGATCAATCAACTGCTAACAGACATGACTGAAACGGAGGGCGCCATTGTGGAAGTGTCGGAAGACGCGTCCATTGACGGACAGTTTTATGATTATCTGGAAGAATTCTGTACGACGCTGCAAAAGGCCAATACGCGCGAAGAAATACTACTGCGCCGGCCTTATACAGACGAAGAAGAAGGGCGCATTTACTTTAGGCTGAAAGACTTTGAAGCGCATCTGCGCAAGAACAAATTCTTTGAATACAAAAGCCATAAGATTGCGCAGCGGCTCCGGGACAGAAACGGGGAAAGCACCGTTATGAAAATTAAAGGCAAAGCCGTGCGCCTGTGGGTTATCCCGGCCTACGATGTTGTAAGTGTGGACATTGATACCCCGGACTTTGGGCAGAACATGGAGGCACCCTTTTAATGCCGACAGAGCGAATAGAAAAAATCTATGCCATGCGGCAGGAGCTTAACGAAAAGGGCAAGCCTAAATACTCGTATGACAAGATAGGTAAAGAGTTTGGTATTACCCGGGAGCGCGTGCGCCAGCTGTTGGCTAAGCGCGACAGGTTAAAAAGATGGTACGCTGAAGCCAAGGAAGTCGCGCCGTACTTTGACTTCAGCAATATTACTCGGATGGATCAGTTTATACCGCCGTTGGTATCTATCCGCACAACACATGCAATTCGTAACGGCGTGCCTCCGGGATTAAGCGTGCAAGAGTTTATTGATCTTGTAGATCCCGCGGAACTTTTGGCTATCCCCAACTGCGGGGTGGTCACTGTAAAAGAGTTATTTGGAGCAATTAAGGAGGCTGGTTACGATGTATCGAATATTCGGACCCCCCGGTACGGGAAAAACTACAACACTGTTAAATATGGTGGAGGAAGCCCTCTCCAATGGTACGTCTCCAAATACAATTGCATTCCTAGCCTTCACACGAAAAGCAGCAAATGAGGCCAAGGAACGCGCCGCCGTTCGGTTTAACCTAGATCCAGAAAACGATCTGCCGTACTTTCGCACGCTGCATTCTCTTGCCTATCGTATGCTGGGACTTAAAGACAGTCAGCTTATGCAGCCAGAGCATTATGATGAATTGTCTCTCAAAATAGGCATGGCGCTAAGCGTGACTAAAATCTCTGATGATGACGACAGTATAATGGTTTCGTCGGATCACCCGATCCTGCAACTTATAAACCTCTCCCGGCTCAAGAAAAGCAAACTTATTGAAGAATACGACCGCAGCCAGTTAAACGAAACATGGGCTGAGGTAGACTATGTTAATCGCTCCTACACTGCATACAAAGAAGTGCAGGGGCTTGTAGACTACACAGACATGCTGATCTCTTTTGCAGAGAAAGCCGTCTTTCACTGCCCACGGTTCAAGCTTTGCTTTATGGACGAAGCGCAAGACTTGTCCCCCGTGCAGTGGGACATTGCCCACGCGTTAGACGACTTGTCCGACCGCATGTATTGCGCGGGAGATGATGACCAAGCCATCTATCGTTGGGCCGGTGCGGATGTTGACCACTTCATTAACCTAGAGGGCGGCTCAGACGTATTAGAGCAATCCTATCGGATCCCCGCAGAAGTCCATGCCGTGGCCGAGCAAGTGGCCTCCCGAATAATCCGACGCTTTCCAAAGAAGTATCTGCCCCGTAAAGAACGCGGTAAAGTAGAACGGATCTATAGCGTCGGGGACATGGACATGTCGGAGGGCGATTGGCTGGTTATGGCGCAGGCAAACTATATGCTGTCCCCGGTAGCGGAAACCCTGAAGTACAACGGATATTTGTTCGAGCGCAACGGCCACCGGTCCATATCAGAAAAAGTAAGTAGCTCCGTCAACGGATGGGAGCAAATGCGCCGGGGTAAAAGTATTGATTGCAAAACAGCGCAAAATATTTACGATTATATGTCCGGAAACGGAAAGCACATAAAGCGCGGCTTTAAGCGATTTAAATCGCACGACGAAGACAAGTTTTTCACGTTAGCCGACTTACAGGAACGCCATGGTCTTTTGGTACAAGACGATATGGTGTGGCACGAGGCCATGGATAAAATGCCCGATTTTGACCGGGTGTATATCACGGCCCTATTGCGGAGCGGGGAGAAGTTTAACGCCGTGCCCCGCATTAAACTGTCCACGATCCACGGCGCTAAAGGTGGCGAAGCGGATAACGTGGTTATTTTTACCGATCTAACGTCGGCTGCCTTGAGAGAGATGGGCGACGATATGCACCGCGTGTTTTATGTGGGGGTCACAAGAACGCGGAAAAATCTCTACATAGTGGACCCCCAAGACGTAACACGAAGCTATCAACTATAGAGGCAGATATGAAAAGAGACGAAATTTTGGACAAAGCAAAAGAGCTTATTAACGGCCCACGGGCAAAAGATTATGGGGACGCTTTTGCCAATCATCAGCGCATAGCGGATGGATGGAACATCATTCTCAAGTCTGTGGGGGAAGTAACCCCCGCGCATGTGGCGCTAATGATGGATTGGGTAAAAACCAGTCGCCTGTTAGAAACGATAGACCACATGGATTCGTGGATCGACAAGGCGGGGTACACCGGGTTGGGAGCGGAGTTTGCCTCCGAGCAGAATACCAAAGCCCAAAAACCGCTAAACCTCTTTAAAGGCAACGGCCGTATAAACGAGCCTGTTGAGAAAATTATGGCAGAAGTGCAGGAAAAACATCCCGACGTTACCCTGCCCACATTCAAAAGCAGTCAAACGTAATGCAAACAAAAATGCAAATGCCAATGTTCCCGCCCAAAACGGAATGGGTGCCCCCGAGCGAACTGCCGGATTTAACCGATGCAACGGAGCTTTGTATCGACCTTGAAACCAAAGACCCCAACCTTAAAAACAAAGGGCCCGGCTGGCCCACAAAGGACGGGGAAATCATTGGCTTTGCTGTTGCGACAAGCGGCTGGTCCGGGTACATCCCGGTCCGCCATTGGGGCGGCGGCAACTTAGATGAAAAAATAGTACGGCGCTGGTTACAAAAACAATTAAA